TTGAACGTCGTGCTGTCTGCCGCACCGCCACGCGGGATGTTCGTCTGCTCGACGAAGCGGGTGCTCTCGTAGCGCCCGATCTCGCCGTTCATGATCATCCGGAGTCCTGTCTCGGTGTACTGATGCAGGGTCTCCAACCCGTCCTTCAGGCCGCGAAGGGCCTTGGGGCGAGCAATCGCGTAGTAGTCGTCGTTGACGTAGGCCGGGATGTTCCGCTCCTTCATCTCATCCGTGACCAACTTGGTATTCGCGGTCGAGATGAATCGGCTGGCCGTGGCCGTCGCCGTCCCGTTCGTCGTCACATCGATCGTGGTAGTGTTGAGAACGACCCGGAGTGCCGTGCGCTTGAACTGAATGTAGCACAGCGCGTCCAGATCCTTCGAAGCATCGTTCTTCAACGCCCGCATGATCGGCTGCTTGACCTCGAACTTGCTCAACATCTCGAGCTTGCCCGAGTAAGGAACCGAGAAACCCCGTTCCGAGATCGTCATCGTGGCCTGGTAGATGGTGAAGTTGCCTTCCCCGACCGTGTTGGTCTCGAGCAGAGCCCGATTCCCTCGGCCGACGTTGCCGACGACATCCCAGGTGAAGATGTCGCCCTTCTTCTTGCCCTGTTGGGTAGCGTCCTTCACGTCCGCGAACTGCCTCATCTTCGTCAGCGGTTGGACCGCCTCCCGAAGCTCATCGGACAGATTCAACGAAAAGAAGAAGCCACCAAGGGTATTGACTGACCAGAGTTGTCCGGCCATTAGATTCTCCGAGTGTAACGGTAATCCGGGTTCCCGCGACGAAGTCGCATTTCGGCAACGATGTCGGATCCGGTCTTTACCTTGGGTTGAATAGATGCGCTGGGTGGCGATCCCCTGGGCGGCGTCGCCGCCGGGACCGCTGCCTTCGCGACTGTTCGTAGCTCGATTGTCCGCGCGGGGACTCCAGTCCCGGGCGACGGCGTACCGCTTGCCGGTCCCTTCAGACCATCGAGCCAGTCGCGAACTTTCTTCCCGATGTCGGGGTAGAGCTGAGAGTACGGCCGGCTGTCGCCGGCGGCACGCGCCGCTCGTTCCTCGTGGCCGAGGATCGCCAAGACACGGCGATCGGTCAGCATCTCGGGGATTTGCCCTTCCAACGCCTTCGAGGCGGTATCGTGATCCAACACATCCCGGACGTGGGTCTCGACGGTGCGAGCGACGACGTCTGTGATGCTTTGATCCGTGTGACCACCTTTCAGCATCGCAGCCACTGCGCGGGCCGCGTCTTCCTTCGAGCCGAGTTGAAGAGCCTCGGCCAAGCTCCGCGCATCGTCGGTGATGTCCGACGCGGGCGCAATTTTCGGATCGGCAGGCGGACCGGTAGTGACCGTTTTCGCCTGTTTCAAGAGTTCATTGGCCTCTCGGAGGGCCATTTCCGCCGCCCCGTGGTGCCGCATCGCGTGGAGCCCCGCTTGGACGATCTGATCCTCCGGAACTTCGTGAACAACGCCTCGCACTTCCACGCGATGAGTCTTCGCCACTGGAGCCACCGCCGCGGGATCCGGAACTGGAACCGAGGCCGGGGGCAAATCCCCTTCTTCAGCGGCAGCCGTCGCTTCGGAAGCCGCGACCGCTGCCAGCGCCTCGCGAGTAGGTTGGGGAACGTCTGGATCGATGTCGGTCTCGTCCTCGTTCATTCCCACTGATTCGAGGTTCCCTGTCTCTTCCAGCGACTGCCGGTGGAGTCCAGCCAATACGGCATTGCGAGGATTGACCGTTGCCGAAACACTCGGCAATGGAACATCGGAAGCTACTGGCTCGGCTTTCACCTTCAATGAAGGTGGAGGAACTTCCGGCAAAGCCGTGTCGGGAGCCGAGATGACTGGTGCGTCAGTCTTCGTTGGCGGGAGGCTGTACTGCTGTTTCTTGGCCATCGTCTTCTCCTTGAAGTGCGTCCGACGTGCGGACATCGTATTGGGCGAGGGACTGCCGTCCATTCATGACAAGTTGAGTGAGCCAACCCTCGAAACGCTCAGCCAACCAGATTTCGTTCTGCAACCGGCGGATCAACTTCACGTCCTCAGCATCCGCGACTTTGAGGGTATCCATCGCTACCCTCGACTCGATTCGAGCCAACCCAATCATAGTCCGCCCGAGTTCTGACTTCATGAAGTCGTCAGCGTCCGCCCCGATGGCTCCTTGAGCGATCAGGATAGCATTGGGATCAGGCGTGGTCATAGCAACTCTCCTAGTACAGCCAGAATTTCGTCGTCGTCAAGACCAAATTCATCTTCGACGATCATCGCATTTCTCTCAGTCACCACCGTCTGCGGCTTGGCCACGACCACCACCGAAGCCGCCATGATCCGCTCAATCACTTCCAATGTCAAACGGTTGATGTCGAAGACCGGAACCAGCGCACGCTCCAGTTTTTTCTCGAGAACCGGAGCTGTTTTCTGGATCGTTTCTTCTTCAGCCTGACGGCGAGCGATCTCCTCGATTTCCCACTGGGAACGCGGCAGCTTCCGTTTGGTATATTGAATCCGGCGGTCCCGGCCTCCTCCACGCTGCTCAGCGACGACGACTGGGGCAGCAACTTCGCCAGCTCCGGCGAAGAATTTGAAGAGAACGAGGTGAGCGAGAATCATTTGTAGAAGATGTTCACAATCACGTCGTTCGCCGCCGGCGCCCCGACGTCTGCATCGGCTACTCCGGTAGTCGCAGCGACCGTGATCGCCGTGTCGAACTGGATTCCGACTCCGCCGGGACCGAAGTTACCCGATATGTCGTCAGACGAATTCCCGGGGATCCCGATGGTGATGACAGGAACCGTCGTCCCTACGACGACGGTAGCCGCAGTCGCATTGTAGAACTTGACCCAGCGAGTCGCAGTCGCAGTGTTCGTGACCCACATTCCGTAGACCGCACCCGCTGTGGCCTTGACCTCTTCCTCGGTCTCGTCGAGATCTATCGACCGGAAGATCGTCAGCCCACCAGTCGCGTGAGGTTGAGGAACAGTGATCTGCCTCCGATCCAGAGTCATCCTCGCCGCGCCGCCGTCCCCCTCGTCCACTGAATCGGTGGATGTCTCGTCAGCGAAAAATCCAGCCATCTGCACCCCAGTCGTAGCTGGAGTGAATGCCGCATCGTCGGCAATCGACGCATTGTCGATCAGCTGAAGAGCAGTCAACGCGGCACCGGATTCTTGAACAGCGAACGTGCCAGCGTTCGTGACGGCGACGGATCCCGTGATGGATACAGAACCATCCACGGTGTGCGAATCGCCGCCATCAAAGATCTCGACTTTCAATGCCCCATTGGCGTTGACCTGAAGCTGAGCGTAATCGTTGTCCGCCCCGACCAAGCTGGTGTCTGCGTCCCGTCTCACCGCCAGAATCGAGATTCCCTTGTCGGCGGCAGTCGCTGGTACGTCCTCCGCAAATACAGTATCATCGATCAGTTGAAGGGCCGTCAACGCAGCCCCACTCTCTTGGACAGCGAACGTGCCGGCATTCGTGCAGACCGCAGCGACAGAGTCGCTGGCACTTGTTAGGTCTCTGATGTCGAGGTTGACCGCATCGACAGTGAGCGATCCCGAGTTGTCCGTCACTGGGATAGCATCTACGTGCTTGACATAGAGCTCTCCAGCGTTCGTGCCTCGGGCGGAGACGTTGTCTCCGTCGGCCGTCGTGAGCGAACCCCCTCGAGCATCGTCCCGGATGAGGTTAAGTGCATTGCCGACCGGGTTAGCCGCTGCCGCCGCGTCTTCGGTGTACTGCGTTCCGCCCCCGACTGACAACTCAATCCCGCCCGAGTCGAACAATGTCACCTTGAGCTGGCGATTGGCAAGCATCCCCAACACGCCGACATCCCCTGAATCTACGGCGTCTGCCGTCACGAATCCCATCATCGGCGTGCCGCTGCCAACGGCCGCAGTGAAAGCGGAATCGTCGGTCGAGGCCGTGCCGCCAGAGCCAGCCCCCGCTTTGATGTTGACCTTCAGGAACCCGTTGTCGTCGACTTGCAGCGGGGCGTAATCCCCAGTCAATCCAGCCAACGCCGCGTCGGCCGTCTGCTGAACGGCCAGCGCCATGACGCCGACATCGCCCGAGGCGTGGGCCGCGTCCTCGGCCTTCCCGAGATTCGTCGCCGCGCTGCCGGGGGTCACGGAAGTGGTGATGCTCGACACCGCTACCGTTCCATCCACGGTATGCGAATCGCCGCCATCGAATACCTCGACCTTCAACGCGCCATTGGCATTGACTTGCAGATTGGCATAGTCGTTGTCCGTGCCGACAAGTGAAGTATCCGCGTCCCGTCTCACCGCCAGGACCGCGATGCCTTTGTCAGCGGCCGTCGCCCCTACGTCCTCTGCGAACACAGTATCGTCGATCAGTTGAAGTGCGGTGAGCGCCGCTCCACTCTCTTGAACAGCGAATGTGCCGGCATTCGTCGCGGCTACCGTTCCATCTACTGTAAGCGATCCGCCATTGTCGGTGACTGGCAACGCGACCCCTTGGGCGGCGATGTTCACGTCCATCTGATTGGAGGCGTTGATGGCCGCAGCAAGCTCAGTCAACCCAGCGTTGGTGACAGCGACTGTTCCAGTCACCGGCAACGGATTGCCAGAGGCTACATCGCCGTCGTTCACGCCGTCCGCGCCGACGACGATCTTAGTCCGTGGGAAGTGAACCCCACCGATGTCGTCAGCGGCGAATGTCGCTCCGCCGGTGCCGGGGTCAGCCGTGACGTTATCGATCAGCAGAAGCCTCGCCAGCCGATCGTCCTGCCTCGATTCCCACGAGCGAACTAGCCTCATGTACCGACTCCTAGCATAAGTTGTCTGTGAACCAGCTGTTCAGCTGCTACCGCCCCCGCTCCGATGAATAATAGCGAGAGAAGCATCTACCAGCCCACGCCCATGCCCATCATCGCCGTACCGGGTCTGACGACCGGTGCTGCTAGTGCCAGGGCTATCGTTCCTGTTGCTGAACCATTAGCAGTTGTAGTACCACGATTCAATAAATCTGTCATATAACTTAATTTAACTTTAACTGGACCACCCGGTTCTCCCCACCATCTTGAACGATTACGTTGAGCGGCATCCCAACTTACGTTATCGTAACAAATCCATCCGACCGTGCCATTCAAAAAATCCAATCCGAATGACGAATCATTTCCTACTGATAAATTAAAGGCTGCATCACTATTAGGCGTCCCTACTGGATCTACGTCAGTTGACAACGTTTCTAATGTTCCATCAAGATAAATACTTGGATTATTTGTAGTTGCACCATTATCGTACGTTACAATAACGTGTCTACGTCCTGTGCCGACATTCGTAGTTGATTCCCAGATCCCGCGACTAACAGTAAAATTATAGTCAAAGTCTATTTTCCCACTAGCCGTCGCGATTGAACAAATCCAACCATCGGCGAATCCACTTTTAGCTAAGAAAGGTTCATTATTAAATGATCCGGCATCGCGACGAATCCAACAAGACATACTAATTGGGTTAAATGCATCGATGCTAGCATCTGAACCATGGCTTATATTGTCATCGACGCCGTCAAAGTCTCGAGCCATCAGATCACTACCTCGGAATACTGATTCAGCGAGCAGTCCACCGGGACCAGTTCATCGTGCGTGCAAAGATGCCGGCTCACTTTGCCGGTTATGCCAGCGAGTTGCCACGCGGGAACGCGAGAATCAAGAAACGTCCTCAAGTCGTCTGCGCCCGCTTTGTTTCTGAAGCGCCCATGCCAGCTAAGTGTAAAGCGCGCCGCAAGTCGATCAAACCCATTGCCCCAATCGACTGGCGTATCCGACAAGCGATTATCAAGGCGCGAGCTAATATCAACCTTCTCGGCGTCGAGCGTCGCCCTCGCCTCGTGACTCAAGGCAATGTGTACCCGCCACTGCGCCATCACGACTCAATCTGGTAGGAGGAAACCGAGACGTGAAGCGCCCCGCCGGTCGGGACTTCATTGGTGATCCGGAGTTCTTCACCATCCCCGCCGATCCCGAGAATCCCGGAACCATCACCGATCGTATAGCCGGAACCCGGGACAAGACCCGGGTGGCTGATGAGGATTCCGGTCACGCCATCCGCGCCCGAAGCTCCGAGCGCCGGAACAACCGTCGCCCCGAAGCCGAACCTTACCGCAACGCCTACGGTCGTTGCCTCGTCCAAGAACGCGCTGATGCGCGTCACGACGTACTTCTGGCCCGCAGCAATCGCCGGCAGTACGTTGTCGTCGGTCTGAGCTGCGGTAGTGATGTAAGTTCTGCAAACGATGTTCGGATGCCCGCCGATGAAGAACGGAATCCCGTGCCGGTTGGCGTATAGATTCGTTCGGTCGGCGGCGGCGACAGCGGTAGGGTTCGCGCCGTGAGCTATCGCCTGCGCCCCGGTCTTCATCGGGTTGCCGGCGTCAACCCCGTCGTGCGCTACATCACCGCCTCGCGGGTCGATGTCGGTCGCGGTCTTGGCGTCGTCCGAGCCAGCGAACACCACCAGTCCGACTGGGGCAATGAATGAACTAGCATCTCCGCTATAGGTAACGTCCCTGGCCGCAACCTTCGTCGCACTCGGGATTGTCGCTACCGTTGTCGTCGTTGTCAGATTATCGGCCACAGGTCTTAACTCCTATCTCACGTTCTTCACTCATCTTTAGCCTCTCCGGTGATGGTCCCGTCCTTATTCTTCTTCAAAGTGATCTTCCTGACCTTCGGGACCTCCCCCTCCTCCTTGGTCTCCCCGATTATCGTCCCGTCGGCACCTTTCTTCAAGGTGATCTTCCGGCTACCGCCACCCGTCTTCGTGGCCGGATGGTTGTGAATGACGAAGCTCGGAGTGGATTCTGCCGGCGGCTGGCTGGACCCGTTTCCGGACGGCTTGCTGGTCGCCGCTTTGGTCTTCTCTCGGCCGGCATTTGCCTGCGCGACCGCCAGCTTGACTTCCATCTTTCCGAATCTGGAATCGTTCTCGACCTTGAGCTCCCGCATGGCGACGGCGAACCCGCGCTCCAGCAGGCCATTGATTTCCCTGAGCAGCTGTTGCTGCTCCTCCATCGCGGCCTCTTCCGCTTTCTCGGCCTCTTTGCGCCGTTTTTCGGCATTCTCCATCAAGGCCTCGACGACCTTCTGAGCCGACTGGATCATCTCAGTCGCCTGCTGCTGGGCCTTCATCACCAGTTGTTGGGCCTGCTGGTCCGCATCCCAGAATCGAGACCCATCCCCGTACCCGAGGATGTGGAAGATCTCCCGACCGTACTCCGCCACGTTGAAACTGGGTGGCATCTGGGCGACTGCCGTCGCCACCTGTCCCACAGCCGAAGTGAGGCGAAACAGCTTCCGGTTCGGGTCGGTGGCATTCATGCCGACCTCGATCTTCACGAAGCACTTGGCGTCGATCAGGTTATCGACCATCTCCGCGATTTGAGGCGGCTGCTGTTGCGGCTGGCCCTGAGCATAATGCCCCGAAACGTGGTAGGCCGATTGAGCGGCCTTCGCCGCCAAAGCCATTATCACTTCGTCCGTCTCGTAATACTGCTCCAGCAGCGCCAACTGATTCAAGGTCGGAATCAGCCACGATTCCGAAAACGTCTTGACTGTGAGCTCGGACAGCGTAGCCGCCCCTTCTCCGAGGATTTCCAGACCACCCACAGTCTGGTTGAGGGCCCGGTTCGTCATCACGGACTGGCTGGAGAAGTTCCCTACCAGCTCGTCATACTCGACGTTGAACCGATCCTGCTCCTGGTACCCCGAAGACGTAACGTCGTTCCACTCCGCCTGTACCACGTCTTCTTTGGGATTGTTGAAAGCCGTAACCCCACCAGGGATCCCGTACATCAGATTAGTGGTGTCGGTTTGCTGCCCCGACCGGATGAAGTACTGTTTCGAGAGCACCAGCGCGACGTTGTCTTCTCGGTTGTTCGCAGTGTTGTTCAGAGCCCGCTGCACCGCCCCGCCGAGTCCAATCAATCCCTTCGGCATGATCTTGTGCGTCTCGACCACGCAGAAGCCCATGGTGATGGGAATCTGGCCGTGGAGGTAGCAATCCTCGATCGGCTCGGGATCCGACAGCAGCTTCTCCGTGCCGAGAGTCCAGTATACGATCCGGCCGTTTCCCCGGTCGATGAACCACTCGATCGCCCACACGATCTCATAGTCCTTCACTTCGGGGTGGGAATCCACCGGATCCTGGCGCTGGCCCAACCGAGTCTGCCGGGTGGAATCGAACGAATCCAGAGAACCAGCCGATCTGATCTCCCCTTCCCCGTACGTCCGCCACTTGCGGCCGTGCCGGTCAGGCTTCTCCATCCGCTCCCTCACCTCCGACACGTACATCGGCACCATCCGTCCGACGTAAGGCGAGGTATTCACCGGATCTCGCCAGTTGGCGTTCGGTGAGATTCGGACGTACTCCACTGGGAACAGGCAAACGTCTGGCTTGTCCTCGAGCGCGACCTGGATCTCCTCCTCCTGGTCGAACATCATCGGTTCTTGGGTCTCGGGGTCGATGGCCGGCTGGCCCGTCGCCTCGTCGATGTACGGGACTTGGGTCTTCTTCTTCTTGGTCGCCGTCCTATAAGCCCAATAATTGTACGAGCACACCACCCCAGTCTTCACCGCGTCCTGCATGGCCCCCACTACCGTCAAGAACCACGGGATCGTATTCTTCAACCGGTAATCCAGCAGGTTCCCGACCATCCGCGCCGTCGATACAGCCAGCGGATCGTCTTGGTTGATCGCTTCGACATCAGCCTTCCGGTCGTTCGAGAAGAACGCCGCCGCCACCAGCGCTTCCATGCGTCGACTGATCGACCGGCTCTTCGGCCGGAACGTCTTGGCTCGGTGCTTGTAGGCATCCTTGTAGTACTTGGAATCCGAGGCATGCCGGCCGTCGAAGTACCGCAGATCCGTTTCCCACTGCTTCCGGAAGTTCGAATCGACGTACGTAGTCGAGGTAGTATACGCCTCCTGCGCGATTCGAAGCGTCTCGGATTCGGACAGGAGTTCTGCCGGCTCCTGCCCGCCGTCAGATTGGATAGCGGCGGGATCCGTAGGGATCGTATCGTCGTCTTGTTCCCGAATTCTCGAAGGAGCCGTGTTGGCTGGGATGCGGTTCTGGTTCGGGCGGTAGTTGGTAGCCATCAGTTGATTTCCTCGGGAACGACAAACGGATTCGTCTTTGGTTGTGGAGACCACCTCTTCGTTCCAACCTGGGCCGCGCCCTCGAGCACGGGATTGGATTCCTGGCCGGGTTCCATGGCCCCGCGCTTCTGGTGCGCCCGTTCTAGGAACTCACCAGCCGCTCGTCCGACTGAAGTCACGAACCGCTTGTGATCATGCTGGATGTCTCCCATCTTCAGGGCCATGCACCACCGGCCACGCCAGTCCAGGGTGTAGTTACGGATCACCAGCATGCCTCCACGGATCTCCACGATCCACGAGTACCCAGGATACAACTTGCAGAGGGTGTACAAAGCGATCTTCGCCTGCTCTTCCCCCACTCGATCAGTGGGATCCGACTCGTTCCCGACTTTCCAGCCGATGACTGGCATGATTGTTATCCCATTCCTATGGCATTGTTATTGGTCAGTCCGTCGGTGGCTTGTAGATCCCCGACTCCGTGTGGTCGGTCGTCTTGAACTTCCGGCCTCCAGAGAATTCGTACACCACCTCTTTCTCGGACTGTTCCGGTCCCAAGAGTTTCCGCACCAGCGCGGCGTAGTCGATGTCGCGGCCGGTCGAATTCTGCGCGTCGCCAGGCATGTTAGTAACCTCCTTTGGATTGGGCCTTCGCAGCTCCTTGCGATTTCATCTGTTTCTTCACTGCCTTCGAATGGGATTTCTCGTGAACCCCTTCGATAGTCCCCTTGTTCTCGGAAGCGTAGAACACCGACTCTCCCTTCTTCGACCCATAGGACTTCTTCATGGACTTGAGAATTTTCTTGCCCTTCTTGGTCAGAGGCATGACTGGTCCTCCACTATGGGGGTGGGAAGAGGAATCCCGAGAGCTGGTGGCAGGGGAGCGATCCACGGCCGGCCGTCCCATTCCCACTTGGGAGTCGAAGTCGACAGATCCAGATCCAGGTGCACTGCTTCCGGATTCACTGTTTCCATGATTACTTCAATCAGCGACGTCTGCGAACGCTTCCGGCTGCTGGGCTGACTTCCGTTGCCCGATGACCGGAGGAATCGCACAAAACGACACCATCAGCGCCTCGGCAACGTCGGGGCTCGACTCGGTCTTGAGGCGCTTGCGGACCTCGTCCTTCCGCTCGATCCGGATGAGTCCATCCGAGGTCGGCGGCAGCCATTTGAAAATCGTCAGCTCCCCGACGATGTCTTCGTCGTCCGGATGGAGTGCGCTTTTGCGCTCGACCAGCCAATCCCTCACTTTCCAGTACAGCTCGTCTCTCAAGCGCCAGAATTCTCGCTTGTTGGCCGGACTCTCCGACACGATCACGGACACTATGGGAAGATTCATTTCCGCGAGGCGGGACGCAACCCCCGACCCGATCCCGATCGCGTCGATGCAGATAGCCATGGGTCGGTCTTCAGCCGGAGTGTCGTCCCATTCCACCTTGATCCGGCCGGCAATCTGCATCGGTTCGAGGCCGCGCCACGATTTGTGAGGTTCTAGCTGTTTGGTCTGGTCCCGCTTGACCAGCACGGTCCGATCCGTCCCTAGGCCGGCTACGTCGAGTCCCCATACCACTGGACCGAACCGATCGAGGCGGTGCCACCGCTGTTGAGCCTCCTCGCACAGATATAGTGGAATGAGCTGATCCGGTTCGGCTTTGGGGAATTCCCCCTTGACCCGGATCCGGAAGAAATTACTGTCGCGTCCGTACTTCCGGGCCATCCGCTCGATCTCTTCCAGGGGAGCCCCTTCCACCTTCTCCACGTCGATATGCATGCAGGCGAAGTGCGCCCGGTCCCGGTGATGGCTGGCGTAGAAGAATCCGGTGTTCCTGGAGGGGTTCCCGATCATGAGGAAGAACGTGTCGCCGCCCATCAGCGCACCTTGGGCCACCTCGAAAATCGGCTCCGGAACGCCAGGGGCCTCGTCGATGACGAACAGCAGATGATCCGAGTGGAATCCCTGAAGGGCTTCGGGATTCTCGGCACGGGCCGTCCGGGGAACAGCGAACCCTTCTTCCGGGGCCTCGCGGACGAATACCCGACTCTTCGTCCATTCCAACAGGTTCGCGAGGAGGGGTTCATATTGGCGCAAGCGTCGGAGCCACTTCACGATCTCTGGCCACAGCACGTCCTCTAGCTGGTGACTGGTGGGGGCAGTGCACGGAATCTTGCACGGGTGGTACGCTATCAGGAACCACAACACGGAAATGGCGCAGAACGCCGTCTTGTGCGCCCCGTGGCCCGAACGAACGGAGAGCTTCCGCTTAGAGACCAGCTTCTGACTCGCAACCCACCACCATGACCGGATGCCCTCTTGCAGGGTATCGTTCCATTCCGTTGGGAGCTGGAGGGCTTCCGCTGCAAAAAGGGCCGGGCCGTGGGCGCGCCAACGGCGGATGCGCTCCAGGTAGATGGCTTGAAGCTCTTCGGTGGTGCTGGCGGTCATTCGGGATCTTCGTAGGGACGCCCGGTCTTGCTATCGATCAATTCGGGGGGATTCACTGTCTTCAACTGCTGAGACATCGCCGCGATGCTCAACTGGCCAGTGTGATGCAGTGACTGGTGCTCGCCGTATGTCTCTGGACGGGCTTTGGCCGCGAGCCATTGCCGGGTCTTGACCCTCAGGGTGTGGGCCGGGATGAAAGCTGGATGGTCCTTCAGAGACTGGTCAGAAATGTGGAGGGTTTCTTCAGCCAAGGAATGGGCGCGGGCGCGTCGGGCGGCGGTCCATTTCTTTTCCAGCTCTGGGATGGTCTCCGTCCACAGATAGAACTCTCCGCCTCGGGGGTAACCTGGGGTCGCGAGAATCGAGAGCATCGGCTCGCCGTCGGCGTATCGGTCGCAGATGTTCTGAGCCATCAAGGGGTCATACCGTTCGGGGACCTGGAGGCCGGGGGCTGGGATCAAGCCTTGTTGAATGGCCTTGCGGCGGCGACGGACTTGCTGGAATCGCCGGACGGCCTTGTCTAGATGCGACGGTTTCTTCGTGAAGTCTCGGATTTGGCGACCGGAGACTTTTCTGATGGGGGTCTGGTCTTGTTTTCCTTTCCGCCGGTGGGGGGTCTCGAGATCTCGAGGACGGAGACGAGTAATGGACTCAGGGGTGAACCTAATCTTTATTTTTCTACTGCTACGGGCGTCGGTGGAACTGGGCAGCGCTGGGGGGTCAAATTTCCCTTTGGTTCCCACGGGACTTGCTCTTTTCTTGCCTTGCCCGGCTCCATCGGCTTGCACGCTTCGCTTCGCTTGCCTTGCCGTCGCGCTTGATGCGTGCGTACGTGGGACAATGATGGTGCGTGCGTCGCGCGGATGCACGACGATGTACTTATCTTTCTTATTCTTTCTTTCCTTCACCTTAACCCCCGCGCGGATCGACGGACGGCATCCCAATTCGCCATTGCGCGGCATGGTACGCCCCCCCATCCTGAAACACAATCCTTACCCATAACCCGTTGACCCCATGAATGAAAACGGGGCCTAACGGCCCCGTGTCCATGGGATCAATCCCCGGATCACATGGCGTGCCGCCGGTCACGCAACGCACGCACAATGACCACCACTATCACCACCATCACCACCATCACCCGCACGATCATCCGCATGGCATCACGCGATCTTCCGCAACGCCGCGCGGTACGCCCGCACCGCATCCGCCGGTCCCGTCACCGTCACCCGCATTTCGCCCGTCAACACGTGTGGCCCACCGTCCGGGGGATCCATGTACACCCACGACACCCCAACCACGTCAAACACGGACGCATCTCCCATGTCATCCATGTCCGGCTCCGCGTCCATCCCCCCGTCACGTTCTGCGAAAGCCATCGCAATCACCATCCGCACCCGGTCGCACAACGTCGCCCCCGGGATCCCCGCCGGCACGTACACCACCTCACGATCCCGTTTCATGATTTACCCCCATCGCACGCGCGGTCAATTCTCACCGAAAACGCAAGTTCCAAAATGTCATCCGCGATCATCGACAAATCGGTGGTTGCGTCCGGATCGGTCCAATCAATCGGGAATCCGTTCGCCCGATCATATTCACGTTCGATCATTGCCATGAACGCATCCACAATGTCCACCCGTTCCATGATCCACCTCCATCACAATGATCCGCCACCATTGGCGCATCGCGCATGCCACCGTCCCCGATGGCATGCACGTTACCCCCGCGGGCGTTACGCGGTCCGGAATTGTTGCCACCAAACCCGCGCCGTTCCCATCGTCGCGCCCGCCGCCACCGTCGCGGCAATGAACCCGGGCCGGTCGATCCCCTTGCGCGCGAAAATTTTCCGCGCCGCGTCTTTCCGCGCACCGTGAACGTGTTTGACGGCACGTTTCGGGGTCGTGCGTTTCGTCGTCGTTTTGGTCATGGTCATCGTCCTTACGTTGATGCGATCCCACCATGGAACCGCATACCCGAACGATACGCGCATCCCGTCCGGATGTCAGGTCAGGTTTGTCAACAATTGCAAAGAATTTCACGTTTTTTTCCATGTGTCGAGTTTTAGACATGTCGATTTTTAGACATGTCGAGATTTGGACAGGGGTGTCGAGATTTAGACAGGGTGTCGAGATTTCGTCACCCACATCATGCCAATGTCATATTCCTTGCTCTTTCAATCTCCCTACCCTCCTCTACGTTTTCTCCAACCCCGCTTCTGAGGCCTTATTTTCTCCATGAAATGCCACGTTGGCGATTCAAACGCTTCCGACAACTGATCAATCGTGCCATGCCATCCGCTGGTGATCTCGCCCTGGTGATATTGTCTCCACCGCATCAGGGCCACGCCATCACGCACGCCAGCCAATACCAGCACTCCATCAGCCCCAGTGGAGTCTCTCATCGTGCACCATACCAGCTGCCAGCGGTTCAACGGTTCAGGCCACACCTTCAGCTCTACCCATCGCGTTCTCCCCGAGGCAGTAATCACGCAATCGGGCGTTCCCGCCATCGCCTCCCCCGCTCCCGCTTCGATCCGGACTCCCGCCCATCCCCGCACTCCCATCATCGTCTCTCGAATCCGCTTCCAAAGTCCTTTTTCAGTCATGAATTCTCCCCATGGGGACCACTATACGCGCGTGCGTGCGCCCGCGAATATACCCCCTCTCTCCTACTACTCCTGTAGAGGAGGTGTAGGAGTGGGGGTGTATATGTCGTTTTGCATTTGCATCGTTTTTCGGAAGTGCGCTCCACTCTCCGCTCACCCGGCCGCTACGAGCCGGTAACCTTTGTTCGGTTGGACGATTACTCGCAGACCGTTCCACGTCGCCCCGTCGCGCACCATACGCCTCAGCACCTTATGAATCGTGTCCCGCCGCCGGCCAGTCTCTTTGGCAATCCCTTCCGAGGTCACGACCGAGCGCTGCCCACCGAGTGCCCGGATGGCTTCGAAGTATTCCTCTCGAACTTCATTCATGGCGGTCTCACGCCAGTTTCCCAGACAGGACCACAGCCCAGTCCGCTCGTTCTGCTCCAATAACAATCTCTTCTCCCTCGTCAAACGACCATGGATGTATAGCTCTCGCTGTTTCGGTCCGGATCCTACGTCGTCTTCCACTCTCTTCCCCATTGGCAGCAGTGATATAGTGGTCATCGCCCCGGCCCCCAGTCCTGTCGTTCCGGCGATCATGTCTCCTGGATCCCCTGAATCATGGTCTCGCTTGTTCTTGCCATGGTGCATGGCGACCACCATAGCCAATCCTGGAAACTTGTTAGCCAATTGGTTATACCATACCATTGTGAGGAAGTCACGAGTATGCACATTCCTCAATCCTTCGGTCCCGGGGTATTCGCGGATCCCCAATCGGGCTTCGAATGCTCGAAGCGGATCGAGCATCACTACTCGGTACCCCATCTTGTACCATCCAGTCATCAGCGATTCGAACACTAAGCAGCCGTCGGCTTTGGTTCCGTTCCGGACTTCCGTCAAGCGTTCGGGGAACACGATGCCCAGATCCCCGCTGGTCACTTTCGGCAGATGACCCGCTCTCATGTTCTTGATGATCCGGTGCCAGATGGTTTGGGGATCGTCTTCGCCGGCGAACACCACCACCTTCTGCTTTTCGGGAACGGAAAATCCAGCGAATTCTTTGCCGTTGAGAAATGTCGTGCCGGACGCCAGAGCCGTAGCCAATTGAGCCAGTACGAACGATTTACCTTCTTTCATCTTCCCCGACATCAGCGTAACCCCGGGATACAGGATGTCACCCACCAGTGGCCGTTTTTTGGCGATGACTGTCAGTTCATCGAATGTCCAGATCAGGCCAGCGGCATCTCCTTCAAGGCGGGCTGGACGGTTGTGTTCCAGCCAGTGCCATTTCTTGTTGACGATGGATTTCACCTCTCGAGGCCCCATTGGCTCCGACAATCGGTGATTCCATGCTCCCGCTAGATCCATCAATTCTTCTACGGTCCCGCATTGCCGCCCCTCCGGCCCGCCCAAATACCGGTGCAGGGAGGTGTTGCGCCCTCCTTCACCGATCTTCTCTGGGATGGTGCTGGGAGTCGAAGAGAAATCGACGGTCAACTGGCCTGATCCCCACGATTCCCCTTCATTCACCCAGATATGATGGTGGGTCCGATTGGATTTACGGTGCCAGGGGAAGAACCAAAGGTGAGCGGAATCTCGGCTCGAGGGGTCCACCTGGGCGATTCCCTGAAGACGAGCAGTGATCGTAGCGACCGCCTGGGACAGCCCATTGCGGTCCACTCTTCCAGGTATGACGATGCGCCATTTCTCCTTACCCGGCTCGGATGACCAAGTAGTCCATCCGACATGCCGCCATTGGTTGAGGTATGCTCGGGCTCGATCAGGATACATGACTCGGTCCAGATCAAGTACAATCGCCCAGATCGAACCTTCCACGATATTGGCGAGCCCGCGACGGGGCGGGTCATATTCGCAGCACGAGAACGACACAGCCTGCTTCTTCCGTTCTTCACTTTCATCCCCTTGTGGTTTGGACTGCTCCTGGACTCCTGCACAGAACTGCGACCAAGACCAATCCTTGACGACGACGGAGGCGTCTACCCCCGCCATGAGCGAGACCTTCACGGCGTTTTCTCCCGGGTGGTTGCGGTTGAATTAATTCACAATACGCCTCGAGCCCGGGCCGTCAACCGGCACGCGCTCCCGGGAGAAAATAAATTCGACTCAGAGAAAAAATCGGTTTAATGTCCGGGGATCGCGTTTGGAGTTATCTCATGATACGCAAAATTCTGTTCTGGATAGTCTGGAAAGTTCCCCTTGGCCGATTGGCCCCTTACGTCCTCGGGTTAGCATTAGGACGACGACCGAGGCGGGTCAAATGACGATCATCGTCGTCGAAGGTCCTGACAACTCGGGGAAAACGACTCTGGCCCACCGGATCGCCAAAGACGTGGCTGGGGTTTACGTCAAATCCGCATTGAAGCCTGACCAGACCCAGACCGTTGATCTATTCGACACTTGGATCCGGTCCGCTGATTCTCCCGTCCTGTTCCCGTACGTGGTGTGCGACCGGCATCACTGGATCTCCACTCCGATATACGACCTCATTCTTCGCGGATCGAGCCGCATCGACATGTTCGCCGCGACCATGGCCTGCAGTCGGTTCCATGCCATCTACTGTCGTCCTCCCGTACCACGAATTCTCCATTTCAATCCCGACATCTCCCAACTGACTGGGGTGCCAGAAAATATCCAGTCAATCGTTGATGAGTATGACCGAGTGTTCCGCGGTCACAGTCGACGCATCTTTGCATCAGTCATTGAATACGACTGGACGGTTGATTCGTATGAAGATGTGTTACTCCATGTAAAGGAACTGTAATGACGAATTTCGAGGACATCCACGAGTTCCATGAGCGATTCAAGCTGCATGGGCCGTCTCATCCCACCCTGTTGACCGACGACCTGTTCCAGTTCCGGCTCAAGTTCGTGCATGAGGAACTCATGGAATTCGAGCGAGCCCACTCGGCCAACAATCTGGCCAAGGCCGTCGATTCTCTGGTGGACCAGGTATACGTCACCATGGGAACCGCGTACTTGATGGGAGTTCCGTGGCAGCTCATATGGTCGATTGTCCATGCTGCGAACATGCGGAAGATACGGGCCGACGAGGCCAATCCCTCTCATCGCAGCCCCGCCTTCGACGTGGTGAAGCCAGACGGATGGCGCGGTCCGGACGAGACCATCGCAATAATTCTACGCACGTTCGGGGGGAGATGCTGATGGACACCGCGAGGTGCAGGCTGGCGGCAGAAGTGCTGTTGCTGATGCTCAACGATAGGGAAGTCGATCTCGGAGAACTTGGCCGAGAATGTTGGCGTTACAGAGACGTTCTCCGCGCCCTGTTGGCCGAGAGCGTGCCCGCCGGGGAGCCGATCCTGTGGGTGCGGATGAAGCGCGGATATGTCGATTGGGACGAGAACTGCGTCTCCCCAACACGCGATGATTTGCAGTACCGCGAAGAGGCCAGCGAGATTGCTGTGCCGCTCTACGCCGCCCCTAGCGTGCCCGCCGGGTGGATTAGTGTAAAGAGCCAGCTCCCGGAGAGCGACGTTCCGGTTCTGGTGGCCTACCGCGCGCAGTACAAGCCGCGTAAGACGAATCTCGACGGCACTCGTTGGTCGATCATCACCGCTAGGCACGCTGGCGGCGAGTGGCGATTCCTCACCAAGAATCAGAAGAGCCGTCTCCCGGAACGCATCATTTACTGGATGCCTCTACCCGCCGCCCCTGATAACGGCCAAGAGGAGGAGAGATGAGACTGACGACAGAGCGAATCCGCTACGTACTCGACCTGAACGGCGATCCGTGTATCTGTGGCGAGACGATTACTTGGCACGGTGAATGCTATGCCAACAAAACGCAGGATCAGATCGACGCCGCCTATAAGCGCGTCTGGGAACGGCTACGTCGCGAGGCCGGGAAGCGGTTGAGCAGCCAAGCGGATGTGGCTATCGACGCAGCGAGGAAGCCATGACCCCCACCCTAGCCGAAGCCCTGGCCGCGCTGGAGCGGATCGAACTATCCGCGCATCAAGCATTCGATATGCTATCGCTGCGCGGTATGTGGCTGATGAGCGACGCGCACCAAGAGTTATCTACCGACCTCGCCCTGATCCGCTCTGCGCTTGAGGAGATCGAGCTGGATGCAGAGCGCCTGGATCGCGCCGCCAAAGAGCGGGA